AACATCAGTTGGTTGAAGAACGTCTACATCACCATTAATAGGTATAAATGTAACAATACCTGTAGTACCAGTACTTCCAATACCAGTAGAAGATTTAAAGGTAGCAGTATTAACACCAATGGTGTAAACACCATCAAGATTAACTATAGATTGAGAAGATATTCCAGAAACACTAACATAGTCGCCATTTTTAAACTCATGAGGTGCTGGAGTTCTTGCAAGAATTCTTCTTTCATCTTTTAAAACTTCAAAAATAACATTATCCTTTTTGGTAGTAGAAGATGAGATTTTAACTATATCCTTTCCTGCAATTTTACTTACTTTAGAGGATGCGTTAATTCCACCTGTACCAACATCATCAAATACAACTCTATCATTAACTTTATATTCATAACCACCATTTTCTATCTTAACAGATTCAACTCCACCTGTTTGTGCATAAACTATAGAAGCAAAGTCGTCAATAGTTTTATCAGGACGTGCAACGTAAGGATAGTCACTAGCATTAAATGAAAGTTTATATGGGTAAATATTTCTTACATAACCACCGTTTTCTAGATTAACTTTATCTGTTATTGAGTTAGGACTAAAGTTATAAGAATCTGGTTTTGATTTAAATGACTCTCCAACTACGTATGGGAATATTGGAGTAAAGTACTTATCAAATGTAGCATCCTGTTGGGAAGAATTATCAATAGTTGCAAAGTATGCATAAGTACCTGATGGATAATCAGGAGTCTTACAAAAACGTCCATTATACTTATCTAAATCTCCTTTATTAGTAAATGTATAATCATTAGTAAATGAACCTAGAGGCCAATCACCAACAGTAGGTCCAAGTTGTCTAGTAGCATTAAGTTCATATCCAGGAATCATTCTCCTGATAGTACCACCATCTATCCTATTAAACCCATATGGTCCATATATGGGGTTACCATCATATGCAAATCCAATGATTGGTGAATGATTATCAGAAACTTCTTCCGCGTTTTCATATTCTAAGTCATATGTACCATAATCCTTATTACCATTCAATTTAAGAGATGGAAGCATCTCTCTTAGTTTTCTAGGAGCATACAAATGAGTAAATTGAGAACCATAAGTTCCAATACTATTCTCCATAAATCCATCATCAAGTTTGATGAGTTTCTTATAGCGAGTTACATTATCAAGTTCCCATCTCTTAATCTCTGGTTTAACTACAGGTGCTCTTCCAGAGGCATCTACAGCAGTCTCTACGCTTAAGAAAGATCTATCAGTAACAAATCCAACACCACCATTAACAACGGTTACAGAGGTGATTACACCGCCTTCTATGACAGGTGTTAATGTTGCATATGTACCAATACCAGATGTAATGATTTCTGGAGGTGCATTATATCCAGTTCCTCCTCTAGTAACAATAACCTGATTAATTGTACCATCTTGGACAACTGGACGAAGTTCAGCACCGGATCCAGCAAGAAAATCAATATTTGGTGTTCTGTCGTAACTTACGATAGAAGCATTACCATACCCAGTACCATTTTGAGTTAAATCAACAGAAGTTACAGAACCTCTTACAACTGGAATCATAGTTGCATGATAATCACCCAAAGAAGATGAAATACCAAGTTCCCCACTTATTGAAACTGATATTGGTTGGTAATTGAAGATATGAGTTCCAACTCCAACACCAGTAAACCTAACATAAGTTCCATTATCGTATGATTCAGTAATAGTACCTGCAACACCAGCAGTTGCTACTCTAAAGTTATCATCATCAACAACAAGAGCTTTATATTGTGTTGTTGTTACTAATCCACTAATTACAGTCCCAGTTGTCTCATAAGTTAAGATTTCTCCATTTTTATATCCATGATCTTTAATATTAATGGTATTTTTAGCAGTATTGATACCAGTACTAATAACCGTTCTCTTTTTGTACTCATAACCTGTTCCAGGATTGGTTATGAAGATTTTATCAACAACATTCTTCTTTTTAACACTTTCAAACTTCTGAGTACCTGATCCTTTATCAGATAAGTCAACTGTATTAATTCCAGCAATAGCATCATCAAAATCGGAGTGTAATGTGATAGCTGTATTACTAGAAAGTCCCACAAAGTAGATTGCACCATCACCCAAAGTAGTTGTTCCAGTACCAACTGCTGTACCTTTGTTTTGACGGTAAAATACCCTCTCACCAGCATTGAAAAGGTGATATGTTGTAAAACCAACTAAATTATCACTTGTATTGATACCAATTTGTACGTCAAGGGAAGAAGAATGTGTCCCTTGCTTCATTTTAGCCTCTGCCTTCGCATCTACACCATTACCACCAGAAATTGTAATTTGTGGGTTTTCTAGATAATCAAATCCAGTATATTTTACATCTATCCTCTCAAAAGAACCTTTTACATTAACATGCCCAGTTGCACCAACACCAGCATTATCAGTAATAAGCAATTCTGGTGGATTTATGACATCATGTCCACTTCCACCATTCAAAACTCTGACTGATTCCAATTCTCCATAATAAATAGCATCTCTTGACTTATAATTGGCAAGTTCAACACCATTTACGAACATACCTGTTTTTTCACCAGGTGTTGTTGTAAATTCATCTCCAGAAGAGTCAAATACTGGTTCAGAGAACCTTCTTACAAGTCTTTGAGAGTCAATTGCTTTATCTTTAAGTCTACTAGCAAATTCATGTGTAGTGATACCAGCTGAATTACCAGTTAAATCAATAAATTTATTAGCATCGATGTTTGCACGAGAATATGCTAATTTAAATGATTGGTCATCAACTTTATAAGCATAATATGAACCTTCTGTTAAAGGAGCTAAAGTTTTTGTAGTTGTAGAAGTAGAAACAACTCCATCAACCAAAGTAGATGTGGTTACAGTACCTGGAATATAATAAACTTCATCACCAGTGATAAAATCATGACTTCTAGAAGTAGATATAGTTTCACCCGCAAAAGTAGCAGCAACTTTTACTGAAATACCTCTCAAGTCAGCATTAAGTTGCTGATTAGCATAAAATGGAATAGACGAAGATGTTACATATGTTTGTTGTAATGGTTCACCTTCGATAATGTTATGAGGAGCAGCAGTATGCTTTGGCCCAACCATCTTTGTCCCGTCATGGGTATGATATGGACCAGCATATGGAGCACCACTAACAATTCCAACTACATCTAAATTATATGCATTAGAAACGTTTGCACTAAACTTATAAGTTGGCTGTTTAACAGCAGGTAGTACTTCTGCTCTAATTAACTCATTTCTTGCCTTAAATACTGCTGTTAAATCTATAGATCCCAATCCACTAAGAATTGCGATCTTATTAGAAGGTATGTCAACAACTTCAGCACTATTCTCTGCATTAGTATCTTGGTTAATAAGAGTTACTTTATCACCAACATATAAAAGATGAACTTCTGGACATATGATTTTATGGTTCCCATTACCAATATCATCAACAATCTCCACATTAAAGATGTTGGGTACATTATAAATCCATTCTGTAAAAGTTTTATTTGTATCTTCTAAAATACCAAGGTTCTGAACATCAATTAAATCACCAGTAACCATTTGCTTACTTGGTCCTGGTATTACAAAGTCAGTAACAACACCAGTTATTCTTACAGTTATCTTATTACCATCAACATCATATCCATAGATACTAGATTTTAATCTTATTAATGCATCTTTAGTAACAGCAAGACTATTACCAGATAATCCTAAAAATTGGTTTGTAGTTTTACTAGTGTAAGTAACTTCCTTAGTACCAATAATTAATGTCCTGACTCAGGGAAACCAATTGTAGAGTCAACATATATGGTATTAACACTAGCAATTTCATCTGTTACTGCTCTGGTTGTTGGAGTAACACTAAACTTACCGTAGATAGAACCAGATTCACTGATATCTTTATCAGAACCAGCATCAAGACTTATTTGATAATACTTATTACCATCACGATCATATGAAATTACATCAGCAATTGAACCATATGAATAATTAAGAACACCGTCAACAGCATCTTGGTATAATGTTTGCCCTCTTAACTTAGAAGGATCCCCAGATAAAGCAACAACTACTAAATCCTCTGTAATTCTATAATCAGCATCTGATGGTTTAATAGTCTGTTCAAATGGTTTTATAATAGATGCCTTTGAACCATAAAGAGCACGAAATAATATTTCAAAGGAATCATCAGTTCCTTTTGTTACATAGAGATCTTTGGCTTGTTTTGCAAATAAAGATTGATCAAGTCCAGTAACAAAACTTCTGTCCTCTAATCCAGGAACATAAAGTTCTTTATATTTCTTGAAAAACTCAGCAAGGAAAAGATTACTTAAATTGGTTACTGTAGCATCATCTGCATGTTCTGCTGAAGATGATGTTGAAAAAGTAACTCTATCACTTTCAGTACTATTGAATAAAGATGTTATTGCACTAAATCCACGAGCACATCCAAAAAACTGTCTTTTATCTTTACTTGTATAAGTTATTATTTCATTATCAATTTTAAAATATCCATACCTTTCAGGAAACCCTACTGTTGAGTTAACCGCAATAGTAGTAACAAACTGTGTAATTGCTCCATCTAAGTTAGTAGATGTAACAAGATCTTGTTGACGAAAAGAATCATTCTTGATATACTGATCAATATTCTCAGCAAGGTCTATAGGTCCACCTTGGAATTCTTGAGATTTATAATATTGCTCTAGGAATTCTCCAAACAGAGGAGATTCATCCTGAATCATTTCTGGAATCTGGTTAGAGACTACAGAATAGGTTTTCGCTCTAGTTTCTATCATTAGTATGAATAACCGCCGCTAGTTTGGTTGCCTGTTACTTTTTGTGAGTTGAATGATGTAGATGTCGTATAAGTCGTAGAATAAGAAGTATCAACTTCTTGTACTGTATATGATTCAGTTCCAGTTATTGATGTATACTGTGGAATTCCCCTTACTAAAGGAGATTGACGATCATCTCTTCCATTAGGGAAACTAGAACTAACAATATAGTTAGAACCAGATATGTCAGCACCGGAGGAAATAGTATCGGAAACCATAGTAACGAGACTGTTACTATTATCTAGTTGCAAATAAAGATCCTGTAATCCGATAACGTCATATGATTTAGGTGTACCACTAATTTGAATAAGTGGTTGATCAGTACCAATAGTTGTTGAGTTGATTATTAATGCATTGATTAATATCTCACCTCTAGCATAATCAATTGTTCCTATATTACTCTTAATTACAGCAACTTGATTAGATGCTAATAATTTAAATATAATCAATCTTCCTGTTTTTCTATCTGGATTAGGTATATCAGAAAGATAGACAGTTCCACTTACACCACTAATGCTAAATCCTGAAGATTTAATATTATATCCATTTAATGAGTTAACATTAAAGGCATTACCATAACAAAGTTCATATGTTGCTAAATCTGCTAAGGCAGGCCTTAAATCCCTCCTCATCGATATCCTAGTGATATTAGAAGTAATAGCAGTATCAGTTTGATCGATTAAACGAAGTGATTTAGAGAACTTAAATCGTGCTCCAAAGGTGTTTAATTCACTTGATCTTGAATATGTATCTAGAGTGTCTATAATAGATGTTTTAAGGGCATTTACGCTATTCACAGCGTTAGCATTGTAATATACACTACTATCCATCTCAACATACAGATATTTAAGATCTATAATGTTAGGAAGGATTCCAGCAACGGTATATCTCTTTAATTTGTTCTTAAGTTCGATTTTTTCAATCGATGACAAATATTTACCATTTCTTGGTTTTATACTAATAAAAACTTTTCCATATTGTGGTGGTTCAGTATCTTCTCCACCATAAACGGAAACTGACTCAGTATTAGAGTATACTTTAGTAACAATTGCTTTATAGTCGTCTGCAGTTACCGCACGGTTCTGAGCAGAGTAAACTAAAGGAGCATATTTCTTAATTGACTGTACAGTTTCAATATCTGCACCATTTCTTGCAGAATCAATTGTTGTTAATAAAGAAATTCCTTCAGTTACTGTAACTCCAGAGTTATCTTGGATATTTCCAGTAAATGTAAAGGAATTTACGCCATTTGCGTCTTTTCCATTTGTTGAAATGTAATGTACGTTGATAAAATTGGAATCTTCGAGTTTTTTACCAAATTTACCGTCTCCAAAGAGGATTTCATACTTCTCATCAGATGCTTCCTGTAAAAGGAAGATTAATGATTTGTTATTTACATCAATAATGTTGTCAGTTAGCTTATAAACTGTTTTTAAGTTAGTTGCAGTGTTATTTGGAGACACTGTAACCTTAATTGTTGATGTATCGATGCCATCATTAGGTAAAATGAACTTTTCTATAGGAACATTGTCTCCAGTTTCCCTATATGTGAAAGTTTTAGTTAAATATGACCCCTCATAGATGTCAATACTAGTAAATTCTGCAATATTATCTACAACTGGTACAGTAATGTCATTCATTATGGCAAAACTGTAGTTTTCACTTGAAAAAGTGTTAGAAACAGCTACAATTCCTGCCTTTAATGTTAATGTAAGGGGTGCAACTGAGTAAGATGAGGTATCAATGAAGAAACTTACCTGTGCTTTTGATGATTTTTTACTTCTTGGTACATATCCGACATTTCTTGCTAGTGCAGCAACGTTTTCTCTTAATGTTGCACTATCAATGAAGACTTCATTAGCAACCATGTTGCTATTGTAAGCAGTAATGTAAGAATTATATGCTAAAGTGTCTATTAGGATCGACATATTAGATCCTTCAAAGTCAAAATCAGTAAAATTACTGTTTGCTCTCAGATAATCCTTAATCTGAGTCTTAATATCCTCGAAATCGAGGTTTGTAAACTGTGTAAGAGGCATTTATCTGAATGATTCTAATACAAAATTAAATTGTTGAGTTGGAATGTCGATTCCTATTATTGTATAAACAATAGTTATGTCAAATGCATTAGAATCGTAGTAAGGAATTACTTCTACATTCTGTAATTCAACTCTAGGCTCAAAATTATCGATAGTATTACGAATTTCACTAGAAATAACGGCAGCAGAACCTGCGTCCATTATCTCAAAAAGACTTCCACTTACATTAGAACCCAAACTAGGTTGAAAAGGGCGTTCTGTAAGTTGTGTAAGTATTAGATTTTTAACAGACCGTGCGATTGCTCTCTCATTTTTGAGAGGAATTACATCTCTAGTAATAGGATGGGGCTTAAAAGACAGTGAAATGTCCTTAAAAGCCCGCGACACTCTCTCGACGGGCATTTATACTATGATTTTCTTTTATTTAGACACGTTTATTCGGATTAAACAGTTCTCCATCTACATTATAGGGGTCTTCATCCTCTAAATCCTGTATTACTGCCCTTTCATGGAGTTCTCCATCATGAATTCTCTTCTTTCTAGGGGTTAAATCATCTTCCCATATCTCACGAAGCAGTTTATCGTGTTGATGAGCACCTAGATTGTCTAAAAAGTCGTTGTCTGATGTCATTTTAGTTACTATTCCAACGTGGTCCTAGTTTATCCGCAGTACTATTTACATTTCTGTATTCGCAATCAACTAATTTATTGTTTCTTTCTGGTACATATATGCGATCATAGCATTCAAATCCCATTTCTTCCAAATAGGCATCTAACTCTTCACCAGTATTACCTCCTTCATAGTCATCAGACTCATCATACTCAGCATAGATGAAATCTACCTTCTTTAAATGCTCTCCAGCACTCTTCATTACCTTTAAATCGTTACCTTGAGTGTCGGACTTGAGTACATCTACCTTTTCGCAATTTAAATTATCTAAAATTGATGCTAAACTAATTGTTTCGACGGAATATACCCTGTCAACGAGGTTTTCAAATCGTCCAATTGGTCTACAAAGAGAAGAAGTGCCAGGATCTCCACTAAGTCCGTAGAAATCTTGTTCTCTGGATTCACTGACATCACTAATAGCAGCTTCAATAAGGTAACATCTATCCCCCGCATGGTGAGCCTCCAAGTGCGAGCAACAAGATTTAAAGTTATTAGGATGTGGTTCGATTCCAATAACATAGACGTTTGGGTCATCACTTAACCATTTACTAGCGTTGGGCATATTAAAAGAGAGACCTACATCAAAGCGGAGTGTTAATCCGCTTGATAGTTTCTCATTGATTAATTCATAATCTATCATCCTTGTCCCCTACTCCTCTTAGGTGCTTTGTTTCGAGACGAGGCCGCGTATTTAGTGTGCTTGCCTCTTCCTTGCCGAGTTTTCTTCGGACGCGCCTCCTTAATCTCGTTACCGAGTACTCCAGTAGACTTTGCCATAACTTAAAGTACCCTCGTTTTCTCATGTCCTACACGTATCCGAGGATCGCACCAGATATCATATCCAGCTTCGATAGCATCTAAACA